CTTCTTATGGTGATGACAAAAAGGACAATGATGTGCTTGTTCATTTCCCTTCATTGATGTACCAACACCTAATGCAGAATCCAATACGTTTATAACAACTAACTTATTTCTTGCGGAGAGCATAAATTAAATTTTAAACAAATATACGAAAAATATTTGATATATCCAAATTATCTACCCAATAGTAGAATCGGAAACATCATAAAGAAAGTTACCTAACTTTTTTACTGCATCTATAAATTCGGTATCAACCTTTTTATTTTCCATACCCTTTACAAGGTCTTGAATTGATTTGATTGCTATTTTTATAGCATCATCTTTTGCGTTTAAGGAGTTTCTATTTACTCCATATTTACTTGCTATTTGGTCTAAAGTCATAATATTATTTTTTGTGTATATACAATTAGGTACTAATATACAAATAATAATTTAATTATCCAAATCTTTTTTATAAAATTTTCCTAATATATTACCATTTAGACAGTTATCATCCGAAAGTACATCATATTTAAATTGATAATGTACTTCATAATAAGATAATGATTTTTTTGAATAGCAGAATTGTAATACACTTCTTTTAAACTCCTCTTCTTTACCTTCTGAGATTTGTTCTTTAATCCAATCGTTTGATGAGTAGTATTTCTGCCAGTCAGAAGATTTTCTAACTTTTTTCTTTTTAGGGAGTGAACCTCTTATACCAGCTAACTTTCGCTCTTCTCTGATACGTTGTAGTTCTCTTTTTCCGATTTTTACATTACGAACACTTTGTAAAGATTTCTTACCAATGTAGTATTTACCAGAAGGAATATGTTCTATTTTGTAAACAAATCCTACGGCATTTTCAGGTATAACATCTTCGGTAACATCGTTACCATTCCATAACCAATTTAGCATTAAATTTTATTTAAATGTATCAGAGTAAGGTTTACTTCTTAGTTGACCACCTCTAGCTTGCTTTATCTTAGCTTCGTTTTTAGATAAATCTAAACCACCATCAGCTTCAATTTTAGTTTTATCACCACCTTTAAGGTTTGCTTTTGATTGAGCAGGTGCGTTATTTTTTAATCTTTCTTCTAAAGTCATAATTGTGTTCCTTTATATATTATAAATATAACCCTATGTATCAAAACGAACTATGAAGTTCACTGGATAATCGGGTAATGATTTAATTGGTTGAGGTAACTTTGCTACACCTACCATATTATTATCATTATCGTATAAACCTATTGTTGTAATAAATGGTGCTAAATAAGAACCTGTTTGGTCAATTGAACCACTTGTTTGGTAATCATCAAAACTTCCACCACTTACACCATCAATTGATGATATAATTGGATGTGATTTATCTTTTATATATTTTGAACCCGGTTGATAAATTGATTGAGAAACATATTGTTGGTCTATTAATCTACTACCTGGCTTTGTAATACTTATTCTTCTTTTTGTACCACCAACTTCATATACTGCTGTTGGATTTTGTGATACATTAAATTCGTTTTCATTTACCGATAAGAATATTTCATTTTCGTAAATAGTCATTGTAGAACGATATGAAATATCAAATGAAGATAAAGTTGAACCATCGGTAATACCATCAGTTAAAACTATTAATCCTCTATCGTAAAAAATATTTCCCTTTACATTAGATGCTGAATCAATTAAGTTAGAGTTGGTATCATCAGTTAATGTTATAGAACCATATTCAACTTGTAATGAACCTATCTTAACTCCCTCACCATAATATTGTTGTGGAATAGATAGTACTCCAATTGTATCACCAATAACTCTCTCATCAGTTGATGCATATGATTCTCTCTTTCCAACTTCAGTTAAAATAGATGATGTAGCTGGATTTAGATAGAATTGAGCTTTTACAGAATCGTATAAAGTTCTTTTAGATATTCCATTTGAATTTTTTACATCAGTATTCGCATCATACAAGTCCGTTTGATTCGTACCATATAATGGTGTAATATCATCCTCATCCAAAGTCCATTCTTTATAAACTTTGAAAGGTCTTACTACAATATCCGATTTTGGAATTTCTTTTAGCATACAGAAATACTTTTATATAAATATTAAGAAACAAAAAACCCCACATTTAGTGGGGTTCTTATAAATATAATTCTATTTGATTAGAATGAAAGTTTAACTTTAATTAGAACTTCCTTATCAAATGATTTTTCAATAGGTTGTGAAGTTTTTGCTACTGCAATCAATTCATTTGCATCATTCAATAAACCAACCGTTGTAATATAAGCTTTAGGGTCAGTTTCAAAAGATGTTTCTGCAAACGTTCCGTTAGCATTTACATACGTTGGATTGTTTGAGTAGTTAAATTCTCTATTCGTTGCTCTTACGAAGAAGTGTTGTGTAGATACATTCTCAGTTCTTCTTGCTTGGAAATCACCACCTACATTAATTGCGTTAACTAAGATTTTATGATTTTCTTGCTCAGCTGCAACTGATAGTGAACCAGCAAGTGAAACGTTTGCTCCGTTTACACCTACATTACCAACTGTATCTTCTAATGCTGCTGGAGAAAGAACTATAATTCCTCTATCAGGATAGAATAATCCAAATCCTACATCACCAGATGAAGTTGTACTATTAATAGTTGCTGCGTTTTCAGTACCTAAGTTAAGTGAACCACTTACTACTTTAAATACTCTACCAGCTTTTCCTAAAGTATCTCCGAACTTCTTACCACTATCATCAATGAAAGTATGTGTACCTCCAGTACCAGTAAGAGTTAATGACCAGTTACCCGGATCCATTTTTTCTCTATATCTACTTCTATTAATGTTGATAGCGTAAATATCATTTGAATCAGTTGCTACACCAGCTCCATTTTCAAAAGAGAACTTATTATCAGTTGGGTCTAAAAGAACCGATTTGTACTGAGCGTAAGTTGCTTTTGAAGCAAGTAGTGCATCATCTGAATTTGCTAATGATACTGAACCACTTCCATTAACGTGTCCATACGCTACACCGAATTGTACTTCTGCTGAAGTATCAGTTGCTGGGTCAGCGTTATACACATTATAATAATAATCACCACTAGCAGCTGCTACTTGAGTTGATGAAGTGAATGCCGCAGTTAAAGAACCAGTATCACCAGTCCATAAACCAGTTGTTACTACTTCTACTTTTGCATTTACTTTATCAAATTCACCAAATCTTTTATAGATACCAGATGATACTCCGGTTGTTGATGAAATTTGTTGTCCTGCAGGAAGTGCTGAGTTTAAAAGGGCTACAACATCACTACTGTCGATTGTTCCCCCTGCTGCTAAATCTTGCAGTTGGGAGGTTATATTTGGGTCGTTTATAATTGCCATATCTAATATCCTTTATTAATTGTTACTTCTATAAGTTACAGTTACAGGAATGGTTTGTGAACCACCCGTTTCATTTCCATATACAGTTATAGTAGTAGAAACATTAGATGTTAACGCTGGGTTAGGAGTAAATGAGAATCCTAAACCACTAACAACTTGTGCCGTAGTTGTAATTTCTTCTCCTAAGAAAACAGGAACCGAACCGGCTGCTGTTGCTCCTTGCGTTACTGCTAATGTACCAGCTCTCTGGTCTGCTAATACAACAGTGTATCCAGCATTTGTATTTCCCTGCGGTGAAGTTGTAGGTGAAAGAGCAACTTGCCCCTCATCTTGATAAACTCCTACTGAAGAAATACCTAATGCTACAACTGGAATCTGAGTTGTACCTTTTGGTAATGTAACTAACTTGTATCTTAATACTTGTGTTTCGTCTGGACTAGCTTCCATAATTGGAATCGCCTTAATTGCTGAGTCATAATACGCTGAACCCTTTGGGTGCGCTGGCTCATACAATGTGTAATCAATCTCATCATCACCCAATGCGAACTTGGAAATGTTGAGGGATTGACCCGATGCCAACTTCTGTCTACCTTTTTTGGTTAGAATAGCATCGACTGTAATTGATGTATTGTCTAAATATCCCATAATTTTTTTTAATTTGCCCTTTTGTTTATTATGTACTAATAAATATAACTATTTTAAAATTTAATTAATCTACCTCAAGAATTGGTTCTCCACTTCCTCTACCAGTATCCGCAACTCTTAAAATGTTTGGATTCGTAGTAAATGTTTCAACTGGTGATAACCCATCTGGGGTTGTATCAGCTGATTGTTTTGAACCTTCAAAGAATGAATTTCTTAATCCTTGTGATAAGTTATTTTTGTATCTATAATGAGTTGGAAAGTATCCATTTAATGGAATAACTTCAGTTATCTCATTCCCAACCGATGGTGGTGTTGAACCAATAGGAAGTATTGTAACTTTACTTCTTGTTTTAGTTACATCTTGCAATTCATATTCAACTTGTTCGTTATTTGAAGTTGCAGGATATCCTTTGGTTTGAACACTAATTCTTTCTATGTACTCTTCTTTAGTTTTAAATATTAACTTTCTTGAAGAAGTTACATTTCCTTTAATATCAATCGTATCCAATGAACCAGTTCCAGCTATTGGTGCGTATAACCCAAATCCAGCATTTGCTAATGAATTCGGGTCCATACCAACTTGTTGGAATGAATCACCCTCAACCAATGCCTCTGCTTTAGAACCATCAGGTACAATTATTTCACTAAGATAAGTTGGATAGTTACCAACTAAGTTTGTATCCTCATCTACATCTATTGATGAATCATATTGTGGATTGGTAGATATTAATACTACTTCATCCTCTTCATTAATAATTGCATCGTAATTATCATATTGATGTGAAAGGTTTACATCTGATTCAGCATCTAAGGTTGTATTGAATTGATTGTTATCTCCACTTATTTCGATATCTCCTTCGGCATCAACCAACATATCGTAATCACCTCTTACCGATGTTGCTTTTTTCCATTTAGTTTTACTTCTTTCTAAATAATGTGGTTCAATTAATAAACCTTTAGAAACCTTTGCTCTAGCAGGAACTAAATCTTCCAATACATCGAATAAAGATTTATCAATGTATCTGATTAATCTGATATATTCGTAGATATCTCTATTTAGTCTTTGGAAGTAATAATCTCTTACTTGCTTTAATTCAGTATATTCATCTTTGTATTCATCAGCAGGTGCTCCAATGTAATTATCTATATTGAAGTTACCAAATGATTTGATGATATCCATATTCAACTCTTTCATTGGAGAGAAGAACAATCCTAATCGAGATGAATCAATTGGTGCTCTATCTAATGATTTTTTAGTTGCTCTAACTTTATGTGATAAATCACTAACTAATGTTTGAGATTCAAATCTAATTTTATCTGCTGAATTAAATCCTAAAGAAGGAACTTGTGCAGTTACACTTCTTTCATATACTTCGTGATTATACGGATATGTAGTTTCATTTGAGAAGTTATTTAATGATGCCGTTGGTAATGAATATTCATTACTAATAGCAACATTTAAAATAGATGATGATTCAAACCTATTTTGAGGATATTCAAAATCAAATCTAACCAACATATCTTCAGAAGATGCAGTATAGTTATTACCTGCAATTGAATCAGGTTGTTTAGCGTGTGTTTTGATAATATTATTATCTAATGAATCTTTCCAAATTCTGAACTCATCTAAAGTTATTTTGGATTCACTAGCTACCAATAAATCATCAGAAGTATCCCATAATAAATCTTCTTCAATTGTTAGAGATGTTCCCAAATCAATCAATAATCTATCGTTTACTGATTCTTTTAGGTATAAGTTAATAGATGATGTAGAATTGTTAGTATCCTTCGTTACAGCTATTGTTTTGTATTTGTTATCAAATAAACTTCTCTCAGCTGTTTCTAATGAATAAACATCACTACTAGCTGATACTGAGAATTTAATTTTACCAAATGAACCAGTAGTTTGTACTGCTTCTAATTCAAAATATTTTATTCCAGATGATATACCATGAACCAAATTTGTGTTTTCTGATTCATCTAATCTAACATTCATTTCTATTGTTTCAATAGAATCACCACCACCATTTAAGGTAGATTCTTTCCAAGGAAGTGTAATATTTTGTGAACCAGCAAATACCAATGCAGATGTTCTATCCTCAAAAGTAAATGGTTGAGTACCACCATCAGTTGGGTCAGTTGGTCCTCCAAACTCCATAATTGTAAGGAGTGATTGTGGAACACCATAACAAGCCATTACTGCTTTTAAAGAACGAGAAGTACCTTTGTGTTTTAATAAGTAAGGTAGGTTGTTTATAACCCTTCTCCAAATTTCTTCATTTGCTGATTTAAGTGATTGTTGGTATTTTTGTGTACCATCTTTATATTGTCCTAATGCATATTCCCATAAGTGTTGAGAATCATATGCTTTCTTACCTTCCCAACCTAACGATTCTAATAATGAATAAACTAAATCATTTGAGAATCCTAAATCAGATTTATGTTCTGGTTTTCTTAAATTGTTTAATCCATTGATATAAACCCATATAACATCAAAGTGATGTCCTAACATATCCATAAACAATAAGAAATCTTCGTTTTGATAATCTTCCTTAATAAACTCTGGAAGATTGTTATTTAGATAATCTACATTGTTTTTATCGAATAAAGAAGCATCGGTTACTGCTGAATTATACCAAGCTAATGATAGTGAATCAGTTGAACGTCTAATACTTCCACCTGTTTTTGGATAAGCAATATCAGATGTTGATGTATATAAGTAATATTCAAATCCATCAAATGTACCAATTAAGTTATTAATGTTATCTAATTGCTTTTGTGATTGAATTGCAGTTACAGCCGTTAAAGTTGTACCATCTAATTGTAAATTATCATCATTTTCAGCAATAATAACGTACCCATCTTGCCCAACACCTTCTGCTAACACATAACCTAATTCTATTTCAGTATTTGTTAACTCAGTATATTTGTCTTGATATGATTCTAATAATTCTACTTTATACCAAAAGTTTTTAATCCTTTCTTCAGCGGAACCAAAGTGTACAAAGTTATCGAAATCAAAATTAGAACCAGTTGCATATTGTATGTTTAACTTTTCAGTATCTATACCAACCTTAGTTACATACTTTCTGATTAAATCAGTATTAGTAGTAGAACCACTAGCTAATAAATCATCATACATTTGATAACCTATTCCACTATCAACTTCTAATGTAAAGTTAGGTCCTTGTAGTGGTGGGCAATAATCTGCACCATCACCTACTAAGTTTATAGTATCGATAATTGGCTTAGATTGAATCTTTGTAATCCAAACCTTTTGATTTGTTGTTACAGCTGCTGGTAATGGTTCATATAGTTTTAAAATTAAACTATCTTCACTACCTAACCAAGTTGTAATTACTTTGTTATCACCATCACCCAAATGTAATAAGTGGGTTAAATAATTTGATTCATCGAATTCACAATTTGAAAACTGAGATATGAACCCTTCTGCAAATCTATTAATTGCTAATTGTCTTGGTATATTTAAATCACCTTTATCAAATAAGATTGGTACTTCTTCAGTTAATCCCTCAACGACTTCTTTACCTTCTTCATTTATCGGAATTAATTTTAGTGGTATTTTTACTTTATCACCATCTTCAAATACTTCAACATTATATCTTTCAATTAAATCTTTTACGTTGAATGATTGTGTTCCCTTTACTGCTAATTGTACAAAATCAGTAGAATTACCTACAAATAATTTTACATAGTTTGCATGTATTGAATCCCATTTAATTATGAAATCAACATCATACCCCACAAAATCAGCACCTCTAACTACTTTGGGATATTCTATACTTCTAATATCAGGAGTTGTTACTGATACCTCATCAACAACATTAATTACTAAATCAATACCTCTATCCAAAATATCCACAGTTTCCGTATCTTGAGTTCCTTCATCTAATTTAGTTACAATATCTTTTTGTAATTCAACCTCATTTAAATTTTTAGGTCTATCTGATAAAGATACTTGGGGTAAATTAGATTTTAATCCTAATTCGTTTACTGATAATTTGGGGTTAGTTTGATTATTTATTGGGTTGGTAATATCCAATCCAAATGTTCCCATAATTCTACCAGCCCTACGAGCTTTTCTTCTTTCTCTAAGTTTACGGAAAATTCCACCTTTCTTTTGAGGTACATTTGTAGGAGGATTCTTTCTTCTTCTTCTCCCAAACGGACCTCTTCTGACTAGCGGATTGCTAGAAGTATTGCTAGAATTTTTACGGGAACCTTTCCCATATCTATTCTTTCTCCTTCTTCCAAATATACCTCTTCTTCTTCTAGCCATATCTTAAAAGTAATTTAAATTTGTATTAGGTCTACGAGGTTGTTCACCACCATTTCCCGAACCAAATCCTCTATCAATTCCAAATTGTTCTTCAGAAATAAATTGTTCTTGTCCTCCACCAGAACCACCACCTCCACCACCTCTTGGTGGATTGTATGGATTATTTATAGGTTTTGGGTCAGATGGTGTTTCCTTTTCAATACCTACAAATTTTGGTGTAACTACTTTTGGTGTTATTGTAATAGGTTCCTCTTCTTCTCTAACTTGATTTTCATAATCATCAAATGAGAATGGGAATAGTTTTATATTATATTGTCCTATTTTATTAAATACTCTATGTGGTATTGTTATACCAATAATATCCGAATCATCCAATTCATCAAACTCTAAGATATCATCACCAACGATGATTGTTATAGCTTGTACATCTTCATTCTTTTGTATAAGTAATGGAACACCAGATTTTTCATTTATGTTATACTTTCTTGGGTCAGTTTTTACTAAAGATATTTGTGGGTCTAATTCATCATCAGGTACAGGAACTTTCTCTAAAGAAATAGATATTTCGTAATCAGAATTTAAAGTTATAGTTGTTTCTAATGTTTCACCCGAATTTGCCTCTAATACTTTTGGCTGATTACTATCATTAGTTATTACCATACCACTAATTCTATATAGAGTAGTATCAGCTGACCTTATTAAATATTTTGTACCTTTTACATCTTCATACTCAGATTCTCCCGTTGTTGGAAAAAATTCTGCTGAAGATTTTGAGTTTTTAACAACACTAACAGGTGCTCCTTCAACATCACCTATTAAGAATTTGATTTTATTTTTTTCAGTTCCTACACCAACTTCACCTATTGTTAGGTTAAATGATAAAGTACTTGATGTTGTATTTTTAATAGATACTGGAAGTTGTTCTTCACCATTTACAAATTTTCTAAGTACAATATCTTTAGTAGATATTCCCAATGGTGTATCACTAACTTTTATGTTTTTTATAAGTGGTAAATCATCATCTACCATTGTAACTATATAATACTCATCACACTTATATCCCGTCTTAGCTATTTTTATAAGTTTATCTTCAGTTGCTAATGATTCTCTTGATATCCTAACACTTTTATTTGTAGGAACAGGAACATTATTTACCGAAGTTGTAAATCCACTTTCGTTTGATGTTATTGTAAAAACAAAAGTATTAGTTGTAGTTGGGGTTGCTACACTTCCACCAGAGGATGAACCACCACCACCTCCGCCGCCTCCAGCATCAATGAAAACATCTTCACCACCAGGAATACCACCACCACCAAAATTTTCATTTTGATTTTGGTTATCATATCCCTCTTGCTCGTCAAATCCTTTTACTTTTACTGGCATTGTTATAGTGTTCTTGGTTTTTGTTTAGTATAATCTTCTAATGGTAATCTTGAAATATCTTTATTTCTAAATATATTTATAAATCTATCTTTCTTTACACTCTTAATTGGGTTTGGTAATTTGAAATCAGGAATAGGAAGTTCTATTGGAACTTCTTTTTTAATTGCTATATCTAATTTCTTTTTCTCTTCTTCAACTTTTGGTTTTTCTTTTGTTACAGTTACTTGAGGAACCTTAGCGTTAATTATAACATCCGATTCTCTACTTTGAATTACTGTACTTACTTTATCTATACTAGCATCAAACTCTCTATCAATTACAGTTTCGGTTTGAATAGCTCTCTTAGGTAGATACAATTCAACCAACTCTACAATGATTCTCTGAGATACTTTGTAAACATCTTCTTTTGAGAATTGTAATGATGGCTTAGTCTTTTTTGGTTTACCATAGTTTACATTTGTAATCGATGATTCTCTATTTGAAAATTCATTATAAACTGCTTTTCTAAAATCGTTATATATTTTAGTTACCAATGTTTCAAATCCACCTATACCAAATTCCGATACAAAATTGTTGTACCATTTTTCAGTATATGTTTTTTTGATAAAGAAACTAACCTCTTCAGGTTTTACCATTTCTACAAAATTAGCAACATATGGAATAACATCATCTCTAAAGTTACCACCCTTTTGTAATACGTTATATCTAGCTAATAAATCAGTTTTTTTAGATACTTCATTTTTAATTGGTAATAATCTTACTTCAGTTCTTGATGGTGATATTTCTTGAATCCATAATTTCTCATTTGGATTATCATACCCAACTCTTTTGTTAAGAAGTGTAATTTCAGTTTTAAAAATACCATTGTTATACCCAGCTTCTCTAATCAATCTTTCCGCATCAATAAAATATTCATTTGGAAATTGAAACGCTTGAAGTTTAGTACCATCTGCTATTAAAAAATAATCTTTTATATTTTGTGAATTTAATGGTACATATCTAACTAACTTACCATCATCACCTTGAGGTAATTGATTATCATTGGCATCATAAACAATAAACTCAATCATATCTGAATCGGAAAATCCAAAGAATGATTGTAGGGTTCCTTCTTCGAAAATCTCTCTATCTTTAGTAGAAATTCGATACCCTTTATTATCTATTATTTCTTTAAATGTTTTAATTGCCATTATTAACCTCTATTTTTTCTTAAATTAGTTGTAAGTTTTACTTCATCAGTCGAACCATCAGCAAATGTAACTTTAACAATCAATGCCAATCCTTTATAGTTTGTAGCTTTTCCTCTCCAACCAATTGTTCTTCTTCTTGGTTTTAATCCTTTTTTCTTAGATGTACCAATTACTTTATTATCAAATTCAGTTTCATATGTTGCTGAACTTTCCGTATCTATTGATGTTGGTCCTGATTTAACTTTAAACCATTTTGGTTCTCCATCAAATTCAAATGCAACATTAGTTATTTTGTTATCAGTAGTAATATTACTTACTTCTAATGTAACAGTCATATCACGACTACCAGCATCTTTAGCACTACACTTAGCATATAAATCTTCAGTTTGTTGAGATGCATCCCCATTACCATTATTTACCTTAACAGTAAATCCATTGTTAGCACCACTCTTAGCACCTTCACCAGTTTTAGCAGATAATCCAAATAATTGTTCTCTTAATGATTCATTCTCTTGCAACAATGCTTCAACTCTAGCAGTTAATGATACTCTTTGAATTGCTTCATTAATTGAGTTCTGAATTGCGTTTTGTAAATCAATTGTTGTTTCACCGATTTGTACATTTGCTATATCAGATTGTTCTCTAGCTATATCAGCTTTTAACTTTTCATTATCAACTTCAATTCTTAGTACTTCTACTATACTTTCCAATTCAGCTATGATACTATTTAAATCATTGATTGTAAGATTAGCTTGTTCTAATTGTTTTGTTAAATCATCAATTCTAGCTAATGCCTCATTATATGTTGAACGAAGAACTGTATCAGGTAAATCAGGTGCTAAATTTGGTAAGAGTTCAAATATATCAGTATCAATTGATTTCTTTAACTCCTTTGTGTTATATTTAGGTCTTATTAATTTACCACTAATAATACCATCAGATAAATCGGATTCTTGAAAAAGACGTATCCCGTTTTGGTTAGGTGCTTGTATAGCATCTGAACCACTAACAAAGATTTTTGCAACTTGTGCTTCGTTTTTTAATCCGCTGTTTTTCATTCGTTTTATGAAATTAAACTAAATGTGTAATCATTATCAAAGAAATAATCAACTCCACCAATAGTAATTTTAAATTCTATATTGTACACTCTATCAACTTCCCAATTGGATAAATTCAAATTGAAATAGTTACCATCAGAATCACAACTTAATTTTGTATAATTACTAAATGGAACAACCACTTCACCAGAATGATAATCACATATTTGGTAATATGATGTTGTTGGTAAGAATTTACTTATACCATATTGTGCCGTAGATGAAAATGTTTTTGTTGGATATAAATCTCTACCAACTACTCTCAACTTAGGGGTTGTATTTACTTTGTATTCTTTTTTGAAATTCCTAATTCCAACTTTTATTTCTTCTGATGTTAATTCAGTTAATGAACCTGTTGAAAATGTTACATCATCCCAACCTATTCTAACTTTTGGCTGATGTATTGTATTTGTTTCTTTACTAAAGAATTTTAAAATACCATAATCATTTGAATCTTCTTCAATGGAGTTTTTGTGTTTAACTATCAATCCTTCGTTTTGGATTGAACCACTTAACCAACTTTGAAAAATTGTAGTAATATCTGCTTTGATATCTTCTGTTTTATAAACAAAGTTTTGGGAACCACTAAGGTTAGAATACCAAACTCCACCCTTACCAGCAAATGAACCAGTTGAATTTGTAGCAAATACTGGAATTCCACCTACAATGTTGTTTACCCATCTAAGTGATGAATCACCTTCTCTATAATTCCAAGTTACACCAGCGGTTTCTATTTCATCAAATCGAGTACCTTTACCCATTTCCCAACTTTGAGATATTGGATGAATATCAATATTGAACTCTAAAGGTATTTCTTCAGATTCAGTTTCTTTCATTATAAGTTTTGCTTCTTCAAAACCTACACTACCAGCTGATAGTGATGATGAGAAGTTCGTTACATCGAATTTAAGAAGTGCTCTGGATACATCTTTGATATTACCATAGTAAACCTTACTAACCTCTAATACCTCATCTAAACCAGCGTTTTGGTCGGGTTGTTGTAAGTACACCGATGCATCTTTTGATGCTGTTAAAAAATAGTATGCCATTATCTTGCCCTCCCTTTTATATCCGAATCTGGAAATTTAATTTCGAAAACCGATGGGTCTAAAGATGGATATAAAATCTTATCTTTAATCGCCGCTTCTATATTGTATGAGTTGTTTGCATATTGCCCACCACACTTATTTATAATTTTTAATTTTGGTACTGAACTAACTCCATCAACATTTGCTATAATTAATTCCAATTCAGAAATATTAATAGTATTATTAAATGTAAAGTTATCAACATTAAAATATTCTTTTAATTCAGATATACAATCGGATAATACTTCACTCTTATTGTAATTTTTTAGAGTAATTATTTCAAACTCAAGTCCGATATTAATAATAAACCCATCATTGATGTTTATACCATCAGTTAGAATTTTGTATTCTGAAAGATATGTTTTTAAATTTTCTTTTATTGCTCTATTAAGGAGTGATAATTTTTTATCAGAATCATATCCTAATAAATAAAGATTAATAGCAAACGGATTATTCTTTTCATTCTCATTAGAAGTTTTTCCTAATAAGAATTTTTGAAGTTCATCTTTAATTGCTTTTCTATCTGGTTCCTCCTCTTCGGGTTTGTTTACAAATGATTCTACCAAATCAGTAAACTCATTAAGAACGTTAGGTGAAGCTAAAATAGAAGATGGTGAATTGTTATCCAATGTACCATCTGCCGTAGCGTATGCTTTTGCAATCGAACCAAACTTAGTTGGCATCGATAATGCTCTTACTTGATAATCCTTAGCAGTTACTGCTCTATTTTGTGAACCAAAGTTAGCCAAAGCATTTTGTCTAATCTCTTCCATCGTATCACCACCCTTACCACCAGTTGCAGGAACTTCATTATCTACTGCTATTGAAGATTTAGCTGCATTGTATAAACCTAATTGAGTTGATGTAAATTTTGTTAAATCTTCTTCATATTCAGCTCCATTGATTTGAGTAATCGTACCTTTTTTTACATTTGATTCTACACCACCACCAACTAAATACTTTACAGTCATAGTTGTATTAGATGGAGATGTTCCATATGTTTTAGTTTTCAAAAAGTTTGTTGGGTCAAATGATTCTTCTAATTTAGAAATAGAATTAGGTAATCCTAATCCAACATTTTTAAATGAAGGAATAATTGTTTCTTCACTAACTGTTGGGTCTCCTGCTCCAAACTGAATAGTTGTTGTACTATTTGGATTTACTTGTTTAACAAATCTACGAGATGTTTTAAGTGTATTTAAAATATATGGAGTTGTTGATTTAAATTGAAATAAATCAGGATCATTATTTTCAGTATTTGGATAATCAACAAATACTAACTCTTGAGCTAAGTAGGGTACTTCATAGAATTTATTTCCGTTTGAATCCCTTACATCATAGATATCAATAACATTCGTATCTCCTAAATCTATACTTTGAAATTCTTCATATGCCCCAAATGTTACTTCTTCAGTCTTTACCTCTGCTGAAATAGCTTGTACTAATTTTTTTATTAAATAAAATGTTACTTCACCACTTACACCATCTCTTTGATATATAGAAATTTCTCTATCCAATTCATCATTAAAATCTACTACATCTTGTGTAACAAATTGTACACCATTAGAGGATTCAACTCTCATTCCCTCTTTTATTCTTAAAAGATATGTTTCATCATAAGTATTATCTGCACCACTTCCTATTGAAGGAACTAATTGATAAACTGAAAGAGTTGTTACCGCAGGTGAGGTTACCTTCGGTTTATACCCTAAATATTGTGAAAGTGCTATCACATTCTCAATATCATCAGCATGAGTCATTAATGATTCCTTTAAGGTATCATCTACATAATATGAAAGTGAATCACCTACATACGATGCCATTTCTATGAACATCATACCCGGTGATGATTCATTAAAATCTGAATATGTTTGTGGGAAATAAGTTTTAGCAAACTCAATTAGATTTCCTCTAAATTGAGAAAAATCTTTATTAAGGTACTTTATATCTTTACCCTTATTTTTAAAGTTCTTTGATGTTTTTGTTATTGCCATATCTTATTATCCCTGTACTGTAAATGTTAGAGTTTCTAAATTAATATCCTCTCCTATTCTGAATTTAATTGAAACATTTAATTTATTGTTATCTCTCAATTCATCAGTTGATTCAATATCAATCTCGTCTGCCGTAACATAAGGTAACCATTGTTCTAAACTTTCGTTTATAGTATCTTCTATTCTACCTTCTAAATCATCTACGTTTTGTTCAAACAATAATGATTGTAACCCACTACCAAATTCGGGTTGTATAATACGTTCCCCCTTTTTAGTAAGTAGAAGATTTTTAATATTTGATTTAACTTGGTCTTTGGTTAGAAATGCTTGCTCGAATGTATTCTCACCAAATGTTAATGGTAAGGTAACACCAATTGCATAATTTGCAAACTCTTTGGTATCCTTTACAATCTTTCTTCCTAACTCAACTGCCATAATTTATATTACATTCCCGGTCTCCAAGGACCTTTCTTCTTTTCTACTGCTTGTAATAATTGTCTATAATCTTTATTTAACAATTTATCCATTCCAGCATTTCCAGTTTGAACTGGTTGATTGTAACCCATATTTTGTTGGATACTTTGTGCACCCAATGTATGTGTATCACTAGTGTTAAAGTTCATAGTTCTATAATCTTCACCACCAGTTGCTTGTCTTTGTTGTGAGTTAAAAGGTTGTGTTTGTGCCAATACCTCATTTATTGCTGGATTCTTACTAAATGTTTTTTGTGGTTGAACTGGTTCCTCCACTACATTTTTATCCATAAATGTTGGTTCTTTTGGTGTAACAGCTTCTTTAAGTTTTTTGTTTTCTTTCAATAACTTAGCCATTTCTTTCTTAACACCCTCTTTAACGAGTTTAGGAAGAATCACTTTGATTTCCTCCTTAACTATAATTTGTATTGCTTTTACTAATTTGTCAGTGTCCATTGTATAAAATGTTTTCCTTTCTATATAAATATTTGTTTTATTGTTTTTTGATTTTTATTCACACTTTGTTCCACCCATTTCTAATTGTGATATGAAATCAGGTAAAATATTTTCTAATTCATCATCCAATACATCCTCTGGTATTGTTGTATCAATAACGTTTTGTAATGATGTATCACCACTTAATATATCAGTTTGTTCTAATTCCTCTTCTTCATATTCTTGAGTAGGTCCTAACTGAGATATAGGTTCATCATCTGGTTGTTGAATTATAGCTGGTTCACTACCATCTGCAGATGGGAAGTTTATATTTGGAATAGGAATAGCTGGTGGAATTAGATATGCTGTCCAAGCTATTACCGCTGGTGCTGGTATTGGTGATGGCGCCGATGGATATAACGATGTTGTTTGTATAAATCCACCTATTGAAAATAAATGTACAATAGCTGCAAGTACAAACATATTAACCATTATTTCCTGCCGTTGAGCTGGTCTAATTGGTGGATACATCGGCCAAGTACCAACATTACTAACTATATTTGAATTAACTGCTATATTTTGAATTGTACCTGGCGCTGGAATAAGTGGAATTGGGAATGGATTCATTTGAGCACCAGCCCAATATGCTTTTACACCATTTCCAAATTCATTTACCAAAGAAAAGTTTTGACCAGGCGGAGTTGCTAATCCTTTTAATAATGCTACTCTAAAAAGAGTTTCCATTATTTGTTTATTACCTCTATTGATTGATTCTTGATTTAGTAAATCTCTACCACGCTTTGCAGCCGCATCATATTCATCAGCCCAAATCTTTGCAACTTTATTTACATCTAAAGTGTTATAGTTTGGATTTGTTTTTCTTAGTATGTTTCTTTTGAATAATCCCCAAGACATTTTATGTAAGTTTATTAGTAACGTTACCAACTGCATTAGTAGCTCCGCTTACTACTCCACCAACTGCATTAGTAGCTCCACTAACCACCCCACCAACTGTATCGGTTACACCACTTACTACACCACCAACTGCACCAGCTACGTCTGGTACTTCTGGTATTGGAGGTAATGATACCGATGGTATTTCTGGAATAGGTGGAATTTTTGGTAATCCTTTCTTTCTTTTTGGATTTTCTTCTAATTTCTTTTTTCTAAATTTTGGAAGAGGTGGTAATTTAGGTAATCTGATTTTAGGTAGCTTTGGTGGTTCAGGTATCTCTACTTTAGGTATCTCAGGTAGTTCGGGCAATTCAGTAGGTATTGAATTTGCTATATCTCCAACTTGCCCAGTTATATTAGATACGTTACCAACCGCACTACCAACGGCACCAGCTACTCCACTTACGGCACCAGTAGCTGTATCAGTAATACCACCAGCGGTATCTTTTACTGAACCCAATCTTCCTTTTAAATCATCGTTTATTGCCATATTATTTTAATTGAACATTATTACTTAACAATGTATTTAGTTTACTTTTTAATGTTGTAAATTGTGCTACATTAGTTGGACCAGGTGAAGATGGACCAGCTGGTGTTAAGTATATTTGTTGTGCTATTAAGTCTATCATCTCACCCAATAATTTAACTAATGTTTCACCTTTAGCTGCTGCTTCTAATGTACCATCGGTTCCCAATGCTATTGTACCATTACCAATATCAATATTAAAATCTCTATTTTTAGTATCAACAAATATGTGGTCATTGACTGTTAAATTCATTCCTCTATTACTATCTAATGAAAATTGACCATCGGTTATCATACCAATATCACCTTTACTAGCTAATATCATTTGAGATGATTTTGCTGAAAGTATAATCCTATCAGAATTTAACAATATCTGATTACCCCTTAATTCATTTGGATAATCGAAAAAAGATTCTTTTTTGTTTTCTACTGGTAGTTTGTATTCTAATAAAGCATTTCCTCCACCTAAGAATATAATATTACCATCACTATTAACATCTTCCTCCACCAATACACCATCTTCCTTTTGTCTATTTTCTGGAGATTCTCCATTTCTTAAAATTAAAGAAGGAGAAAATTCGTTATCAGCATTATTATACCCACTAAGTCTAATTGATTGTCCAAATCTACCTTGGAATAAAGTATCACCTTCATATAATTTAAGTTTATGAATACCTTCTTCAACACCAAAGTAATCACCAAAACCATCAAAATCATTTACACTATTTGTATTTGACCTAGTGATTCCAGTACTACTTATTCTAGAATAATTTTTTGATTTATTTCCAGCATCAGTTTCTTGAGTAGCTGGAAATAAACTTGATATTAAGTTTTCAGCGTTAGATGTGTTTGGTGATAATCCTTTTGAAATCTGAGTATAAATGTATTCGCTACCCAACTTTTGAATAAAAACAGTTTGATTTCTAAGTGGTAATATAGTAACTGATGAATCTAATGGTCTAGCAAATATTAATTCATTATTCTGAATATCACTTATTAATCTACATTGAATAGAACCAACATCTGCTATTGTTCTTCTACCCTCTTTTATTTCAGGATGATTTTCATCTAAAATAACAGAATATACAACAGCTATATCACTCTGCTTTTCAAATACATCAGCAACAGAAGAAGCTGCTTTAGCTACATTCCATAATAAGTTACCACCAAAAAAACTCATTTAACTTTCTATTTTTTGTTTTACTTCTTCTATTTCATTTTGTAAATCATCTACCCTACTAACCTCATCTTGAACTTGCTCAATCTCTGAAAGTAATTGTTCTCTTTCGGCATCGGTAAGATATCCAGTATCTCCTTCTGATTTTTGACTTGATGCGATAATTCTTTGTGCGATAGTTGCTAACTTAACTAATTGGTCATCGTTACGAACTGATGTATCGATTAAGTCTTTGATAACTGGACCTATAAGTGCCATATCACCTTTATGACTAATCATTTTTCTCATTTCAAAAATTACTTCTGAAATGTGTTTCTTTTTATTTATCTGATTGTTGTATATATCCTCAAATAACCCACTAAGGTTTTTACCTGGGAATAATTCGAAATCTGTTGACATAGTTTATTGGTATTGCGTTCAATATATAAATATCAATAAACAAAAAAGTATGGGATTACCTACCCTGTCCTCTATATGCCTTTTTGTAGTTTCTACTATTTTTAGATTTTGAGGTCTTACACTTAGAGTGAATTCCTGGTCTCTTTTTTTTAGAAGTTCCAAAACGATTTGATGTAATTACTTTTGCCATAATATATTTAGATTATACCAATAAGTATATTATACTAAACCAAACAAAAACAATCACTTATTCTTATAAAAAAATTCTAATATATCTCTTTCTAAAGTAACATCCATTACGAAGTTGTTACCATACATAATGCTGGTAAAGGTTTCTTCCTCTTCTTCTGCTATTTCAATAACATAATCTATCTCATCAAATGTTACTTTATAACTTTCACTTTTTTTGATTCTTTGTATGTTCTTATGTTCCGTAGTTCTCTCAACAACTTCCTTACCACTTATATCAGGTACATTTAGAAGTTGGGTTACACATTTAGCATAGTTTGTTTTAAGGGTATCTATAAAGAAGATATCATCCATCTTACTCATTAGATACAATCTTTGTTTTTTATCCAACCCACCTGCCTTAAAATCACCAGTGTATTGTACGATTGGTAATGATAATATTGCTTTTTTAGAATTATCTTTTAGATTTCTGAAATCTACTTTGGATTTTATTTGATGTGGATGATTAATATCTTTATCACATGGTAGTGCTAAAATATCATAGAATGTATTTGTACCAAAGTGTTCTTGTATTAGAGGACTCATCGTTATTCTTTTTCAGTAGCATATTTTACACCCATAATTGTACCAACGATTGAGAATGCGTTAGTAAGAAGAATACCAAACATATTACTCCAAGTAGAACCAATGATTTGAGTATCAGTACCAGACATAAGTGCTAATCCATACATAACAGTTGTAAGAACACCAACACCAACAATTACATAAAGTGCAACTTTTACAATCGTACTTATTAATTCGAATTGGGTTTTCTTTTGCATTACTTCCAAATCTTCCAATGCCTTATCCTTACCTTTTTCAGCTTCCTCTCTTAACTGATTGGATTCTTCCAATGCTATTTGGAGTTCTTCCATCAGTTCATCATTTTCTTTTTGTTTATTAACAAGTTCTTTATTTTGTTGTTGAACTTGTTTAGTTACCTTTAATCTTTTTCTTCTTGATTCGGAATCCTTTTCCTTACAAAGTTTTAGATACTCTTCGAACT